CGGACTTGGACAACATCCCTGCGTGTGACCAATGGGCAAAAATGTTACGAAAGAACATTTATGCACTTGACCAAGCCATCTCGGAGGCAGAGAAGCAAAACAAATGGGGTGGGCTGACAGATGAGGAAATCAAGGACGCTATCAATGACAAGCTGACACCAGAATGTATTGCTATTGCCATCGAAGCCAAACTCAAGGAGAAGAACAATGGATAAACCAATAGCGTGGTACGACCCAACCAACGGCGCGGTAAGCACAGACAAAGACAGCCCTTTGTTTACACCGCTTGGTCAGGTGTTGCCTTTGTTTTTAGAGGAGCAACAGATTACGGCTGACTGCCCAAACTGTGAGTACCAAAGGAAACGAGCACAACTGTGGCGTGATGAAGCTTACAAGCTATCAGGGCATCCGTTGCCTGAGCAGGATGGGGAGTGCAAACACTGCGCAGATGGTTGCCCCGCTTGTGACGCTAGGAAATTGCCAGAGCAAGAGCCTGTGGCGTTTATCAATGTTGAACAACGCAAACTTGAATGGGCTAAGTACATGCGTTGGGATACACCAACAGTAGTAAACCTACCAAAGATTCCTCTCTACACCACCCCACCACAGCGCACATGGGTAGGGCTGATGCGTGGCGTAAGAGTTGAAGGCAACGCTGTGGTCATTACAGTCAAAGGCGGTAACGATGAAGCGCGAGCGTTGTGCGGCGAACTTATCAACGAGATGGAGAAGAACACATGAACATAGAAGCAATGCGACAAGCAAGAAATGCGTTTGTATGGAACTTGAACACAGACTTGGACAACATATCCTCCTGTGAGCAATGGGCAAATATGTTGCGAAAAAACATTGATGCTTTGGATAAGGCTATAGCGGATGCCGAACTTAAATGGGTAGGGCTGACAGATGAGGAATTGTTGCAAGCGTACGGGTGGAGGCTTGCACAAGGCGCTCCTAACTGGCTTTTAGAGGAGGCCAAGCAAGAACTGCTCGGTGCTTTGCGTAAAGTTGAAGCTTCAATTAAGGAGAAGAACAGTTGACCAAACCATACGACACGATCATCACGATCGACTTTGAAACTCTTTGGGACACCAAGGAGGGTTACACACTTACAAAGATGACAACAGAGGAGTACATACGCCATGATAAATTCAGAGCGTTCGGAGCTTGCGTGCATGTATACGGAAGCGATGAACCAATTAGATGGTTTGGAGATACAGAGTTACGTGAGTACCTTGATGGGGTCGACTGGGGGCGAACCGCAGTGCTTGCCCACAACGCACAGTTCGATGTATCAATTATGGAGTGGAGATACAACGCCCATCCATGTTTCATCTTCGACACGCTATCGATGGCGCGAGCTTTACGTGGCGTGGAGGTTGGAAACTCGTTGGCAAAACTTGCCCGAGACTTCGGACTCCCCGAGAAAGGGACAGCTGTACACTCAACTAATGGAGTTTACGAGTTGGACGCCGCGCTCACACGAGACCTCGCTGAGTACTGCAAACATGATGTGTTTCTGTGCGAGGAAATCTATAAACGGTTGGCTCATGCCTACCCATCCAAGGAGCTGAGGCTCATCGACATGACGCTCAAAATGTACACGCGTCCGCTGTTAGTACTAGACCAACCAATGTTAATCAAGGCACTAGCCGAGGAGGGCAACGCTCGTGAACAACTATTACAGAGGCTCGGCGTGGAGGAAGCTGAGCTGGCTTCGAACCCAAAGTTTGCTGAACTACTTAAAACACTCAATGTGGTTCCGCCCACAAAGACAAGCAAGACAACGGGGAAGACCACGCTCGCTCTCGCCAAGAACGATGCCCTATTTCAAACGCTACTCAACAGTGAACGTGAAGACGTTGCCCTACTTTGTCAAGCGCGTCTTAAGGTTAAATCGACCACTGAGAGAACCCGCGCCCAAAGATTTCTTGATATTGGACAACGTGGTACGCTTCCAGTCCCGCTTTCTTATTACGGCGCACAGACAGGCAGATGGACAGCGGCGAAAGGGTCGGCCATTAACATGCAAAACCTTAAGCGCAAGTCGTTCCTACGCAAAGCGATTATGGCTCCCGAGGGCTACCAACTGGTCGTTGGGGACTTATCTCAGATTGAGCCGCGAGTGCTCGCGTGGCTTTCGGATTACGAAGATATGCTCGACATCTTCAAGGGAGGTGGTGACCCTTACGCGGCTTTCGGGGCTCAGATGTTTAACATTCCGAACCTCACCAAAGAAACACACCCAGATCTCAGGCAGTCTGCGAAGTCTGCGTTACTCGGGTGCGGTTACGGCCTCGGTTGGGCGTCGTTTGCCTCTCAGCTACTCGTCGGTTTCCTCGGTGCACCGCCAGTCAGGTACTCGAAAGACTTTGCTAAGGCGCTAGGCGTTGACTCTGAGTACGCTGAAGCGTTCGCCAAGTGGGATGGCAACGAGGACAAACTGATGGACATCCCACACACTTGTTCTACCAAGGAGTTGTTGCACCATGTGCTTGCGTCCAAAGCTATCATAGATACGTATAGGAGAACTGCGTACCCTGTTGTAGCGTTCTGGAGTCTCTGTGAAACAGCTTTACACAGGTCGCTTGTCAATGGTGAAGAACTCGTGTATAAATGCATCACGTTCCGCAAAGGCGAGATTGAATTGCCCAACGGAATGAAGTTGTTGTACCCTGACCTCCGCTATGAGAAGGACGACAAAGGTAGGAGCCAAGCAGTCTATGGGCCACACGCTACCAAGTTGTATGCAGGGAAGATAACGAACAACATCACGCAAGCTTTGGCTCGCATTGTGATGACGGATGGTATGTTGAGGGTAGCAAAGAAATACCCGATCGCAGGCACAGTGCATGATGAACTGATTGCTGTTGTACCTGACGATGAAGTGGTTGACGCTAAGACTTGGGTCTTGGCGCAAATGACTATGGAGCCAAGCTATATGCGAGGTATTCCATTGGACGCTGACGGCGGCGCACACCGTAGATATGGATTAGCAAAAGACTAGGAGAAGCAATGCAGATACCAAGACGCATCAGCGTGGGCAAGAAGACGTACGATATTACGCGCCCACAAACAGTACAAGACCCTGCAGCTTATGGCCGCACGTACTTCGACGAGAACCGCATCGAGATAGCGCGGTTCGATAACAACGGCAACGCGTTCGAGCAAGGCGAAATTGAGGATACGTTCTGGCACGAGCTAACGCACGCCATCCTCTACGACATGGGTCACGACCTGTGCGCCAACGAGCGCTTCGTTACTGCGTTTGCCAATAGGTTGAGTGATGCAGTTAACTCCGCAAAACTCTGAAGAGCAGGCTATGCTTGACTTGATGGAGATGCGGGGGTTTAGCATAGTTTTGGATAAAAGCCACGCTTTCTTGCGTGACCCAAATGGCTACTCTACACTGATCGTCCGCTCTAAAGACGTCTCAAACATAGATACTGCATTCAAAATGTTTCAACTACTTAACCACTTATACAAATGAAACAACCCGCATGGTCACACTCAGCCCTCAAAGATTTTGAGGGGTGCCAACGCCGTTACCAAGAGGTCAAGGTCTTGAAGAACTACCCGTTCACTGAGACTGAGGCAACACGTTACGGCAATCAGGTACATAAAGCTATTGAGGACTACATCGCAGAGGGCAAACCAATCCCCGCTAAGTACTCACAATTTCAACCTGTGGTGGACGCCATGCTGAAAAAGAGTGGGCGCAAGCTAGCTGAGTATGAGATGGCGCTGACTGTCGACCTCAAGCCTACTGGTTGGAAAGACAAAGACGTATGGGTGCGCGGCATTGCTGACATTCTAGTCGTTGATGACGATAACCTCACGGCGTGGGTGGGCGACTGGAAGACAGGCAACAACAAGTACCCAGACAGAGATCAGTTGGTGCTTATGTCCCTCATGGTGTTTGCCCACTTCCCACACATCCGCAAGGTTAACTCTGCACTTTTATTCATTGTCAAGAACGACATGGTCAAGATGTCGATGGCACGAGATGATGCCGACAAACACTGGTGGGACTATCGTGAGCGTACAGCGCGGCTTGAAGCTAGCTTTGCCAACGACGTGTGGAACCCAAACCAAACACCTCTATGCGGGTGGTGTCCAGTAAAAACCTGCGAGTTCAACAAGAAACACTAGGAGAAACAAATGGCTTTACATTTACCAAACGAATTCACGCAGACCCCATGCAGATGCCACATCTGCCATCAAGAAATTAGAGAAGACCAACACGCCATCGAGCACTCAGACCACGGCGTGCTATCCCAAAGCACTGACCCGCGAGTGGCAAATATTCACGACCACATTGAAGGTTATGTGTCATTGTGGTTTCACCCAGAATGTGCGACGATTATGGCGTTGCGCTTAGCGCATGACGTGATGCGCATCAAGACGGTTAAAGATCAGCCGATGCGTGTAGTAGACGGGCTCAAAGCCGTATCCAAAGTTAACCAAGCAAGATAGGAACTAACATGCCTTACGTAAACAAACCCCGCCCGTACGCAAAAGAGTACGAACAGTATGACGGCACACCGATGGTCAAGAAGAAGCGTGCCGCACGAAACAAAGCACGAGCAATCATGGAGAAGGAAGGGCTAGTACATAAAGGAGATGGAAAAGATGTCGACCACAAAAGAGCGCTATCAAAAGGGGGAAAGACAGTACGCTCGAATCTCCGCGTCAAAGACGCGAGCGCAAATCGCTCGTATGCAAGAAAGTCAGACCACTCTATTAAGTGATATACCTACTGCAAGACTTATCGATCTCTGGGTAGCGCGTTGGGGGCATGACTGGGTGGACTTACTTGAAGTAATTGAAGACCGGTTCTTCGAAGACGCATATACCAGAATGAGAAGAGAAGGTGAGCTTGAAGTTCACTTCCTAACCGACCGCGCTAAGTACGTGTGTCGCAACCCAAAATAAATTAAGGAGAAGCAAATGGGAAAAGTAAAAAACACGTATCACATAAACCCTGCACAAATAGCAGTAACAAAACACATGGGGATGTCTTTAGTCGACTACGTAAAGGCGATGCAGAGCTACCCCCAGACAACGATGACGTCGTTCAATCCAAATAAAAATCCTGTGTACTCAATACCTTTATCAGAGCTAGTCAATCTGTGGCGTGCACGTTTCGGAGATACGTGGGTAGATGTGTCAGAGTTAGAAGACGACTTCTGGTCTGATGCATCCGCACGACTGCACACAAACAAAATGATGGAAGAACTAAACCATCACTCAGACAACTCGCCTTGGGCTAGGTTGAAGGAGGATGCGTGATGGTTACCGAAACAACAGGCTTTGAAAATGTAGACACGCCAACATTGCGTAACTTGTGGCAAGTAGGGTTTGGCGACAACAAAGTTTTATGCGATGAGCTTGATTCTTTAATAAGACAAAAAAACGAACTGGGCATGATTGGATTAGAAGTGTGCCGTAGACAACAAGCAAGGTCTGTAAACATTTCTACGGTTAAAAAAGTTAGAGAGTTTCATTATGTACTGGTAGAAGAAGATGCAGATAGTTGACAACAAAGCGCTCGTACTGCGCACGCGCAACCCACACAAGTACGCGATCATTCCAAAACACAAAGTTCTTTCCGAAGACAACGGCATCTATGAAGTTGCTGTCTACTGGGGCTTAGATGAAGCAAGGGTGCTACGCAATCTTGGTGTGAAGGATGTGCCATCGCCTATCACTAGGCGCTACGACTGGCCGGGAAAGTTTATACCAATGGCTCACCAAATAGAGACAGCGGCTTTCCTCACAATGTATCGCAGAGCGTTCTGTTTTAACGACCCCGGAACTGGCAAGACTTTGTCTGCGCTATGGGCGGCTGACTTCTTGATGAAGCGTGGTGAAGTTCGTCGCATACTTATTCTCTGCCCTCTGTCTATCATGCATAGCGCGTGGATGGGCGACATCAACCGCAGTGTTATTCATCGCTCTGCCATTGTCGCGCACCATGCTCAAGCTAGTCGGCGTATTGAAATGATTCAGCAGGACTACGAGATTGTGATTGCCAACTACGATGGCCTCAACTTGATTGCATCTGAGATCAACGCTGATGGTAGGTTTGACTTGGTGATTGTCGATGAAGCCAACGCATACAAGAACCCATCGACACGCAGATGGAAAACACTTGCATCAATCATCAAGCCTGAGACATACCTGTGGATGATGACTGGTACGCCTGCATCGCAGTCGCCTGTAGATGCGTATGGTCTTGCTAAGTTTGTTAACCCAAGCGGTGTGCCTAAGTTCCAGACATCGTGGCGCGACAAGGTCATGAACAAGATCAGCATGTTCAAGTGGGCTCCGAAGGCTAACGCCAAAGAGCTTGTGTACGATGCGCTTCAACCCGCAATACGTTTCACCAAAGACCAGTGCCTTGATTTACCGCCAGTCATCACAGTCACACGCGAAGTGCCGATGACACCACAGCAGGCTAAGTACTACAAGCTACTCAAAGAGCAGATGCTTTTCCAAGCTGCCGGAGAAACAATCAGCGCAGTCAATGCAGGCGTTGCTGTAAACAAGTTGCTACAAATCAGTTGTGGTGCCGCGTACACAGACGAGAAAGAAGTTGTTGAGTTCGATGCCGCGCCCCGCCTTGGTGTACTGGAGGAAGTATTAGAAGAGACAAGCCGCAAGGTAATCATCTTCGCTCTGTTCCGCTCAAGCATTGACACCATTGTCAAGCATCTTACTAAGCATGGCTATGCCGTTGACCAGATTCATGGCGACGTGTCTGCAACCAAGCGTGGTCAGATCATCAACGACTTTCAAACTACCGACAACATCCGCGTACTGGTGTTGCAACCACAAGCGACAGCACACGGGATTACCCTAACTGCCGCTGACACAGTTGTATTCTTTGGCCCACTCATGTCAGTGGAGATGTATACGCAGTGCATAGCACGAGCCGACCGCAAAGGTCAAGACTCGGACAAAGTTACTGTGGTACACATTGAGTCAAGCCCCATCGAGAAGAAGCTCTTCAAGGCAATGAATACAAAAGTTTCCGATCACGCAATGCTTGTCGGCATGTTCGACAGCGAAGTAAAAAATATTTAAAGAAAGGAGTTGCAAATCAATTCAGTCGTGCTATGCTGTCAAACCATTGACAATAAAACTATTTCAGGAGAAGCAAATGTTAAACATAGATGATGAGGAGCCCGCTCCTCAGGAAGCGCCATCAGAGGTCACTGTCCCTATGGACAAGTTGGCGAAGGTGTACCGCAGGATGCAATCACGCGTACAAGAGTTAACCGCTCAGTACGAGTCCGAGATTGAGGACATCAAGCGTCAACAAGATGTGGTGAAGATCGCTCTTAAAGACCAGATGCTCAAGCTCGGTGTGTCAAGCGTGCGCACAGACCAAGGTACCGTGGTGTTGTCTACCAAGACACGCTACAACACACAGGACTGGGACTCATTCAAAGAGTTCATCAAAGAACACGATGCGTTGGACTTGTTGGAGAAGCGTATTGCGCAGACCAACATGGCTACGTTCTTGTCTGAGAATCCCAGTCTAGTTCCCGCAGGGCTTAACTCTATGACAGAGTACGCCATTTCAGTTCGTAAACCAACTAAGTAATCAGGAGAATCATTATGAGCAACGTAGCTCTATTCAACCCATCCCAAGCCCCCGCGTTCGCAAAGAACCGCACATCGTTGTCACCCATGGCCCGAGCCCTAGCCGGTGGCGCAGTAGGTAACCGCACCAAGAGCATCTCCATCAAAGGCGGTGTGTTTCGTTTGAACGAAGGCGGCAAAGAGATTGCCGCTATCGAGGAGCGCTACCTCGACGTAGTCATTGTCAATGCCGCGCCTGATGTTTCACGCGTGTTCTATGCCAAGGCTTATGACGGCGAAGTCTCTGCGCCTGACTGCTGGTCACAAGACGGCAAGACACCAAGCCCTGAGGCAAGCAACCCACAGCACAACAAGTGTGACGGATGCCAACAGAACATTGCCGGTTCTGGTCAGAACAACAGCCGCGCTTGCCGCTTCCAACAACACATTGCTGTAGTGTTGGCTAACGATATGGAAGGCTCTGTGCTCAAGTTGACTGTGCCTGCCAAGTCTGTGTTCGGCAAGGAAGAAGGCGACAACCGCGCCTTGCAAGCATACGCTCGTCACTTGGGCGCACAGAACATTGACCCGTCTGAGGTCATCACGCGCATGAAGTTCGACACCAAGTCTGAAGCACCTAAGTTGTTCTTCAAGGCTATGCGTTGGTTGACTGACGACGAGTTCCCAACCATTCAGGAACAAGGCAAGACCGACACCGCTGTTAAGGCGATCACGATGTCTTTCTCTAAGTCTGAGAGCGTTGCTGCCCCTGCACCTCTGAAGCTTGAAGGTAAGCGCCCCGCCCCCGCCCCCGTGGTTGAGGAAGAGGAAGCACCCGCACCCAAGGCTAAGACTAAAGCCAAGCCTGCCCCTCTGCCTGCCGAGGAAGAAGAGGAGCCCGTAGTCCGCAAGGAAGAGAAGAAGCCCAACGCTGTGCCCAAGGCCAAGGCTGACTTGTCTGCCATGGTGGACGACTGGGACGAAGCGGAATAAGGAGTAGATGATGAAACTTATGACACGCGACTCTACACCAAGAGAATTCCAAAGGGTTTACCGCAAGGGTGATGTTACCTATGTCCCGCACTTTCGTAGCAGTGACGTGTACGTAGGCCCCGGATACCCACGCTTCACAAAACGGCGCTACAGCGAGTTTGAGCTTGTCGCCGCAGGCGCTGTGCAAGAAAGCATGCCGTTGTGGACAAGGGGTAGATACGGAATAGTGGACGACGCAAACCTTTAAATATCGGGGGGAACGCTGTGCAAAGGCTTTTAAGCTTGCGGACGAGCAGTTAGTACCCCCACCTACACCATGCCATATTCACAACAAGTAATTAGCGCAGTCAAGAAAGCACCTAAGACGTTGGGCAACCAACTCGGGCGGTGGGCTGTGCATCATGACTTCTCTGCCATAAAAATATCTAAGTTGACAGGAGCCTCGCGGCAATCTGTTTACAACTGGTTCAATGGTGGTGAAGTATTCGTGGCTTACCGACCATCGGTCGAAGCTATCCTTAAAATTTTACAAGCGTCCAGTACGGGCGACGAAGCTTGGAGACGAACATGCAAAGCATTCAACCTAAAAACTTGAGCGATGAAGAGATACTGCGTCAGGTGTACTTGATGGGCAATGAGATGCTTCCAAAAGAGTGGGTAGAAGTTCTGTGTGAGCGCTTTGCTAAAGCCCTCGACTGGTATCAAGACCGCTACGACGAAGGCTTTGCTGATGGCAGTGGCAACGGCTTAGAACACGGATACAAGCGTGGCTTTGAAGAAGGTTTTGCCGCAGGCGTAGATCACGCAAACGACCCCGAACTAAAGTAACCAAAGGACAAACATGACATCCGCTGAATTTTTAGCGGTGGTTTTGCCGTCCGAGGGTTTCGGCCTTTACTGCGCGGTAGAACTCACAAAGAAGAAAGAGCATGTATATGCGGCAAAGATTGACGACCTCATCCCGACGATCGAGGAGTGGCACGCCAACAACTACGACGTCTTCTATGGCGTAGCTACCTTTGACAAGAAGCGCGGCGCTGAGGAAGCTCAATATCTCAAGTCGTTCTTTGTTGACTTGGATGGATACGCTACCAAGAAGGCGGCGGCTGATGCGCTGATTGAGTTCCTGACAAGGTCTGGACTTGATGCGCTTGGTACGCCATGGGTGGTTGACTCAGGCGGAGGCTTGCATTGCTACTGGCCGCTCAAAGATGAGATTCCTGCAACTATATGGAAACCTGTTGCTGAAAACCTTAAACGTCTGTGCAAACAGGAAGGCTTCAACATCGACATGACGGTGACTGCGGACACTGCGCGTATCTTGCGCGTGCCCGGAACTGCCAACAACAAGAAGAAGTATGCGACGCCGCGCCCTGTGCGCATAGTCCAAGAAGGCGACATTTTTGACTTCTCGACTTTTTCGCCACTTGTTTACGAGAAGCTAGAGGAAGTGCCTACACCCCCTACGCCCAAGCTAGACCTCCCCGGACAACGCCCCACGGCGCAGACACGCGGTCAGGTTAAGCTAATTCAAGATAGCTACACGCTGTTTGGTAACTTCGAGAACCAGTGCGGTCAGGTTCAGGACTACATCGCCACAGCTATGGAAGACGGCAAGGAACCGATCTGGCGTGGACTACTGTCTTGGGCTAAGGTCTGTGAAGATGGCGCAGAGAAGGCTATCTGGTTGTCAGACATGCACCCGTACCCACACGAGCGGATGCACCAGAAGATTGCTGAAATCAAAGGGCCATACGCCTGCATGAAGATGGACAGTGAGAACCCCGGCATCTGCACGAAGTGCAAGCACTGGGGCAAGATAACCAACCCACTGATACTGGGGCGCGAGATCAAGGTGGACAACACCGCCAAGGAAATCATGTTGTCAGCGCCTGCCGAGGAAGACTTTGACGAAGCTGAGCTTGACTCTGAGGAATCCTACGAGCCAGAAGATACGGGTTTACCCCTAGCACCTAGCGTGATACGTCCTGTGCCCCCTCGTGGCTACAGCTATGGCGAGCATGGTGGTGTGTACTGCACGCGTACTGAAGAAGACGAAGAGGGCAAGAAATCCAAGAAGAATATTCAACTGGTTCCCTACGACTTGTTTGTGGTTGACCTTTTGAAGATGGAGAACGACCACTTGGTTCACATGGCCGCTGTACGACCCGAAGGCGTGCAGACGCTTAACTTCCCACAGAAATCTATTGTCAGCAAGGACGAGACGCTCAAGTGGTTAGCCAGTCAGAACATCGTGTCAACCTTTGCGGGTCACGACAAGACGCTGTTTGAGTATGTGCGTTCATGTGTGGGCGAGGCTTCTCAGAACCGCAAGCCAGTCGAGGTGCCGTTTCAGTGTGGATGGCAGGCAGATCAGTCGTTTGTTTACAACAACCGCGTGTTCAGTAAAGATGGGCGCGAGACTCGGATACCCATGCCCGGGCTTGAGAACATCAACCGCAACACCAACGGCAAGGGCGATCTTGATACGTGGCGGCATCTGTGGAAGACGATCTTTGTGGAGAAAGAGGGTATGGAGACAGCCTTGGCTGTGTCTCTGGATTCCTTTGGATCACCGCTTATGCGCTTCACTGAGTACGAAGGCTTCGTCTGGCACATCGGCTCTCAGTGGTCAGGCACAGGTAAGTCTTTAGTTCTAAGTGCCAAGGCAGGCGTTTGGGGTCACCCTCTGCGATACCGCACAGGTAAGAGTACTTCTCCTGTTGCAATGCAACAACGGGCGGGTTTGCTTAACAGCATGCCGCTTCTGATCGACGAGATCACCAACACCCAACGCAAGGACATGGAGTGGGCACCCGCCTTTATCTTTGACTACGCAGAAGGTCAGGGCAAGGAGCGTATGGAGTCGGGCTCCAACAAGGAACGTATCAATAACAGTACGTGGACTGCTACTTGCACGATGACTGGTAACGAGAAGCTGACCGACTACATGGCGGGGGCACGTAAGCACAGTTCAAACGGCGAGTTGTTGCGGATGCTTGAGTGGTGTCCACACAAGAAACTTATCTGGAACTCAGAAGAGCGCAAGACTCTGCTTGAGATCAAACGCAACTACGGCGTAGCGGGTGAGGCTTGGGTTCGGTGGCTAGCTGTCAATCAGAAGACTGCCGAGGAGATTGTGCGCAAGGTACACATTCATCTGAAGAAGGTCTTTAACTTCAACGACGATGAGCGCTACTGGCACGCAGGCTGTACTACAACTGTAGCGGCGGCAATTCTTTTGCGTAAGGAGTACTCTGGCATCCTCGACGTGGAGATCAACAAGGTCATCAACGCTCTGAAAGGACTTGTGGAGAAAGGCCGTGGCATTATAAAGAACAGTGTGCGCTCTGCTGAAGATGTTCTTAACGCCTACATCGGTGACAACTACGGAAGCTTTATTGTTCTGAAGAAAGTCGAAGGCAGAATCTTGGCAGCGTGGGGTGACAACGGCGACATCGTTGACCGCTCGACCACCAAGAGCAAGGTGCTCGGCAGAGTGGAGCATGGGCTTTTGACACCGGGTTACAGAGAGTTCTATATTGAAGAGCAGTTACTCAAGAAGCATTGCGTGAGCATGAGCTTTGGCTACGACGAGTTCAAGGCGCAGATGGAGGAGTTGTTTACCTGCAAGTACGTCAAGAAAGATATGCTGTCCCGTACCAACGGCCCTGCCATGCGTGTGAACACCATGCACATAACTTTTAGGGACGAAGTCTTTGATGGTAATAATATATCCGTGGGCGAAGCTAAGGCCGGGTGAGGGCTTCTTTGTCCCCGGACTAGACGTGGAGAAAGTGAGGGAGTTGGGCTTACGTGCCGCTCTCCCTCACCGCATCCAAGCGCGTGCTATTGTGGGTATTAAGAACCACCAACTAGGCGTATGGTTTTATCGGAAATTTCCCGCGTCATACCTAGCCCCCTAACCTTGCTTCCACTGCCCGCGACTGCCGAATAAAAGCGTCAGCCCGATCTTGCTTGGCTTTTTCTAGTGCATCAAGGCGCACCCGTTTCTCTTCTGCCGTTAAGTCGTCACGCTCTTGCACGCGGCGGATGTCGGTGTTGATGCGCCCGATGATTTGGCGATACTGTCCTGCGGCGGGAGCCATGGCCATGTCCACTTTGTTTTTCTCGCGGAAAGCCACAGCCTCCTCACGACGGCCTTCGCTGAGCATTTTCTTAAATGTGGCATTAGATTCAACAGCTTCTTGCGCTTCGCGGTACACCACATCGGCATCGCCACCGCCGTACTTCTTTTGAAACGCTGTGCCGATTAAAGGCAAGTCAGACGCACGACCCGCAGGTTTTTCTCCTTTGCCTTCACGCTCAAACAAGCCGTTAGCCCCTGCCGCCGCCGCCAAAGGAAGCACACCCAGATAACCGCGCACAAGGTGCTCGATCTGGATTGGAGACAGGATTGGCAACAGCTTACTCATCTGCTTAGCCAACTCTGTGGTGGTTGCAAGATAGCGCTCTTCAGTGCTGTATCCCTGCATGCGGCGCGGCTCGATCGGGCCCCCAGTTAAGAAGTTCTTATCACTCCACACCTCGAACGCAGGCTTAACAAGTGCAGGCATTCCCATAGACGAGTAGCCGGGAACAGAGCCTAAGAACAAATCTTTGAGCGCTTGGAACTGCGCCTTACCGTCCGTCTCAGCACGCATGCCGTCGACTGCGGCTACAGCCAAAGAGAAAAAGTAACCGGCCTCAAACGGAATAGGCAGTTTGAGCGGCTCGTCTACGCCCGGAATAGGCAAGAAGAAGTTGGCATACTTGTCCCGTGGGCGAGCGTTGCGGAAAGTCTCGTCGTCATCCATGGCCATGGCGTAAACCATACCAGTGGCCATCAGCAACATAGCGTTGTTAAAGAACTTGCGTTTGATTTGCTGTTGTTCTTCAAACGGCATGTTGCCACGAGCGGCTTTAACCAGAACATTCAGACCCTGAATCTGGGCGTTGAAGAACGGTATCAAACGGCTAGCGTATTGCAGAGTAGGAGACAGCCCACGCTTGTAGAAGTTCATGGACTCCATCGTGGCCATGTCTGCCTCAACTTCGGACAAACCGTTAGCTTCAGCATTTTTAAGCACCAACGCTAGTGTGGCGGCATCAGCACGCATCGCGTACCGGTCAGCGGCGGCTAGCACTTTGTCAAGAGCGCTCTGGTCTTTACCACTGGCAAGTTGGAGCGCCATCTTCTTCATGTCAGACATGTCGCCTGCAAAGATGTTGGACTGAATCAGTCCTTTCGCAATCAGCTTAAGCTGTGCGTCGCTAGTACCGCGACTCATGCGAATAAACTCAGCGCCTGCGCTAAACACGGACGTGAATACGTTTTGGTTTAGGCCGCCAGTAAAGGAGGCGGCCATTGGTTCGCGCAACAGTTTGCGAGCAATATACAAAGGCGTACGTGTCACGCCAGCGCGTAGCAGATCGGCGGCGGCTCCACCTAGTTTAAAGAACCCGGGAAGCGCAAGACTTGCGCCTTCCAAACTCTGCACCACTAGCTCGGCAGGAATGCCTTCAGCGGCAGTGCCTTTCGTATCTACAACCAAGTGACGCTCACCAGTATCTTTTGGATTGCTTGGGTCTGGCTCTTGGTAGAACCGAATAGTGGCGGCATTGGCGGGGCCCAACCCCGTCTTAATAACCATGCGGCTCGTCGGCTTGCCTGTAGCAGGATCAATTGGCCCAGTGTTTTTACCCAACGCTTGCAAGCCGTACGCCACGCTCTTTGCGGCGTTGTTAGTCAGCGCCATGTCTGTTAACAACAAAGTGTTTTGCTGAATCGCTTCGTTCAGGGGTAGCAACTTAGTCTGCCCACCCTTAAGTTCGGCAAGGTATGGTTGGCGGCGAATGTCACCCACGGTAAACGACACATTGTTGCCAAAGTTCAGTACAGCGTTGTCGCCCTGTACGCGGTAGTACGGAACATAGTCGCCGTCTTTCAACAAGTCTGCGGCTACTTTTTTGGAGATGCGTCCAGTCGAAGCAAGGAACTCAATCATGCCTTTGTTGTATGCGTTGTATTTGCTACGCACATTCTCCAGCGCCCGCTTTAATGCGGGGTCGGCATCCGCCGCAGCCAAGGCCGCAGTCAGTTGTTCTTGTGTAATACCTAACTCACCAAGGTCTAGCTTAGACAACCCTTTGTTGTTGGCACGCTGAGCAACCATGTATGCCTGCGCAATGTTAGTTTTTAACTGCGGGTCGGCTACGGGAATGTCGGCAATTGCGTCAAACACATCACGCGCACTGTTCTCATTGGAGCTTTTGTATCCTACAAAACCTTTGGAGTCTTTGTATGCAACCAACGGGCCGCTGTTCATGACGGTGAACATCTGCGCCATCTTCTGTTCAGCCTTGCGTACATGGTACATGGCTTGTGTAAACAGATTGTCGTCACCAAACTTGAGGGTATCGCGCAGTCCCGCACGCATATCCACTGCCTGCATTTCGGCTTGCAAGGCAAGGTTGTTGCCTAGCTTTTCTTTAAGCGTCTTAGGCTGTGTAGTTATCTGTTTTGACAACGCAATCAACGCGTTGTCTGGTTCAGCGGCGGCCTTGCGGGAGAATAACAAGTCCCCAACTGCTGGCAACTTATCTTCTGCAATTTCTCCATTTTCTTTTTTGGGCAGTTTATCTATTGCAGCAACAAGCTGGGAACGCACATCTAAAACAGCCGCTTGTAGTCTTTCAACCGAGTCAGGTTTACTTTCTAACAAATCTATTACATCAGATTCGGACTGGCTATCATTATAAAGACGCCCGTGTATAAGCGAATATAGACTTTCTACGCCTTCTACATCAGAATCCGCGTTGTACAAAGCTTCAGCATACACCTTGTTATCTATATCAAATTGAAAACCTTTTAAAACACTGCGAAGTGCAGGAGTTTTAGCCATACCTATTACAGTGCTATACCATGCATCAGCGGCATCTAGTGTTGCCTCAAACAATTTTGCTTTAGCGTTGATGGACAGGCCCGTATTAACTGCGGGCAGATACATTTGCCCAACAGCGGAAACCGCGCCGCGTAAAAAAGTACGGCGACTCATACCTTCAGGCATTGCACGCATTTCCATTTGCGCTGCCCCATACGCAATATCAACTAATCCTTGCGCGTCAAAGGATTTCAAATCCATGCCAAATTTTGTTAGTAGTTTACGGAACCCGTCTGCAATCCTACTCAACCATGTTCCTAAAACTCCCTTGGTTTGATTTGGAATAACTCCCGCTTTAACAGCTTCTTCAATGGCGTACGCAAGAGTTTCATCGTCTCTGTGTTTGGCATCTGTTTTTGCTGCCTCTACCCGTGCTATTGCTGCTTTGGCAACAACAGACTCTACAGAACCGTCGTTCTTTTTAGCCCAACCTTTAATTGCATTGACCATTCCGGTGTATTGACTCTCACCCAAAATGTTTTTAAGCCCTACGTGTGCCCCTACCTCGTGAAGCAATACGCCTAGCGCTTGTCCTTGGTCGATGTTCTCGGCAATTAAAAATGCTTTGTTACCTGCGGTGTCTACAAAACCCCTAGCGTCTGTTGGAATACGACCCTTATATTGCGGGTTAGCCTTTACTAATTCGTCAACGGAATTGTAAATTTTTATACGGGATAGATCTTTAAAATATTTTTTCAGTTCTGTGTTGACTGTGTTAACTGTACTAGGGTCAGTTGTAGGCCCACGCGAAAACAACGGTTTAGCCGCCTTGGGGATCTTGGCTTCTTCGCCCTTCAATCCAACTTCAGTTTCGGACGCAACGTTTTGAATTCTCTTCTTGCCAAGCGCTTGTTTTGTTTCACGAACTTCGGCAACAATCTTGCCCTGTTCTTCGGCGGCTTCTGCTACAACGTTCTTTTGTTTTGTAATCTGCGCTTGCAGTGCTTTAAACATTGGCGTCAACCGACCCTTAGCCTTAGCCTTGCCGGTGTCACGCAAGAACTGCTCGCGACGTTCCAGATCAGCCAGCGTAGCGCGTTCTTCTGCAAGCTTTTCAAGCGCTGTGGCAGCTTCTTTTGTTGCAGTTGTTTCTGATGTTTCTCCCAACTGCTCTATGCGTTGGTTTCGTACACCTTTGGCAACGGGGCCGGTTTTGCTAGAAGGCAACACTGGCGCAGACTCACCCTTCCGTTTGCGGCGCTTGGCAATCTGTCTGTCGTAAGCTTTAACTTGGGCATCATCAAACGCCCGCTCCAGATCAAGCTGACCGTTCTCTTTGATTTCAGACGTTATGCGTGGCGCGTCTTGGTAAACAGTCGACAGCTTTCGCTCAGCATCATCGCGTTTAGCTTGTAACTCAGCCCGCTTTTCTTCGGTTAAATTTTTGTTTTCTAACTGGCCATCGAGCGAGCCCATGGCACTACGCATGTTGAAGATGGTTTGTTTTACTTGCGAAGTGTCCACCAAATTGCGAACACCGGGCAAATTCAAACCTTCACGAGCGCGTTGCAGTGCGGCTCGGTATTCTGCGTTTGGTGTGCCGACTTCTTCCGTAGTTGTCTCTTGTTGCTGTTCTGCTTTTACAGCCGCTCGCGCTGCCTGTTCGTCTCTTTGCGCTTTGTCTAACGCGTCCTGTGCTTGTTTCTGTTCCCGCTCTAGTGCTGCACGGACAACGCTACCTTCTTCGTACTTGGCAACGGCAGCATCCAGACGCTCACGCGCAGGATCTAAAGATTTTTTAGCTAAGTTGTATAACGTCTTAAGACGTTTAATTTCTGTGTTTGCGGTATCTGGATCTAACCATTGTTTAAGTTCTGCAAACTCTTTCTGCTCTAAGCTGTCGCGCATTGATGCGGGATTGCTGGGGTCTCTACCAAAGCGCAACGCTTCATCAATTAAAGCAATTAAATCCTGCTTACCTTTTTTAGACAGTTCGGAAACGCTGTCACGGATTTCAGTCAGGAACGCAATACGCAAAGGCAAAGCTTGTAGAGCAGACTCTGCGGCCACAACGTCTCGAGTTGCTTCAGCCCACGCAAGTTTAATCTGGTCATCTTCTTTGTTTGTTGGTTTCAAACCGTACTCGGCTACAAACTTTGAAGACTCTGGCGCAACTCTCGAACGTGTTTTTAGTTTCTCGTCTGTTGCTTTAACAGTTGCAAGCGCTTCAGTCGATTGGTCTGCTAATGGCGAACTGCCAACATCAGCGCCTTCTTCAAGGGCTATGACTTTACCAAGGGCTTTCTGTGTAACCTTCTCTGCTTTAGCGAGCTTGGCTTGCGCATCTGTAAGAGTGTCCTCAACAGCAGCCACTTCGTTATCGGCTTCTTTGTTTTGCTGCGCAATAATTTGACGAAGCCTTTGCACGTTGCCGGAGTCCAACATCTTTTGGAAGTTGCGCGGTGTGGCACGTTGGGTCTGCGTATCCTTGTCAGAGAACAAGTCAAGTTGTGGCTGAGCGCTAGTGCGTTGCAGTTCTTCTGGCGTAGCGCCGGGGCGTGTTGTACTTTGACCTGCGGCTTCCATGCCTCTGGCCATTTTGTCCAGATCGCGAACGTCAAACAAATTAGGTTCGTTGCCTGTGTAAATCTGACGGACAATTTTGCGAGCCAGTTCTTTAAAGTCAGCGTCTGTTGTCTGCGGCAACATGTCTTGAAGCTGTTTAAGTAACTGAACAGAGCCTGTGCCCATAGGTTCTAGCTTGCCGTCAGAACGCTCTTTCTCTAACAGTTGTTTTATGTCCGCAAGGTCTGTAACTTTTTTAGCGGGCTTAACCGTAGACGTAGGCACTGCGCGTTCGCGTGTTTCTGTTTGAGACAACAGCGCTTCAATCATGTCCTCGGTGGACGGCTCAGTACGTGCTTCGCCGCGCAGGGTTAATTCGGCGGGGGCGGCAATACGTTTGCCAGTTGCAGGCTGCTCAATCTCGACTGGCTTTTTGTTGCCTTGTGCGTCTTCTGTGTAGTACTGTGTAGGCGTAGCGCCAGTCTTCTCAGCTACTTCGTTTGTTGCGTTTAAGTTGGCGCGCTGTGCGGCTGCCGCCACAGTCTTCTGAATGTTGCTACGCATCTGCTCTTGCAGAGCGGCAACGGCTTGTATTTGTGATCCGAACTGACGCTGACCAGCAGGCCCTGCGTTAGCCGCGCTGCCCCAACGATCACCCAACTCATTGAGTGCCTCCATAACACGGGCACGGGCTTCGCCGCGTTCCCA